AAGCCGAGGTTGAAACACATGTATGAATACAACTGCAAGATTGTGAGGGTAATTGATGGAGACTCCATTGTATTGGATATTGATCTTGGGTTTGGTTTGTGGGTTCATGGTGAGTCTATCCGTCTTTTTGGTTTGGATTGCCCCGAGTGTCGTAGCCGAGACAAGGCGGAAAAAGCGGCCGGACTCTTGGCAAAAAAGTTTGTCCAAGAAGCGCTGCATGTCGGCGAAATTTACACACTTACCACCAAAGAAAAAGGAAAGTTCGGACGATACCTCGGAACGATTAACCTGACCGACAAAACCTCGATAAACGACGTCCTTATCAAAGAAAGACTTGCCGTTCCTTATTTTGGTCAAAGTAAAGTAGCGGTAAAAGAAGCGCACTTAGCGAACAGATTATTTTTAAAAGAAAAGGGAATGTTATGACAAAAGAACAAATCACCAACAAAAAGCCTTGCGAATCTTGCCATGCGATGATCCGAGCCACTAAAGGCAGTACCTTTTGCGATAAATGCGACAGCTTAATCCAACTGCTAAATCAATACTGGAAGACACACGAGCAAAATAACCTTGACCCAAATGCTTGGTTTAAGTACTTTAGGCGGTGAGAGAATGTTCTCTCATTCTTATTAACAATCTATGCTGATTGTTTTGGTTGCAAATGCTTGAACCCCGCCATTGGTGGGGTTTTTTTTGCGCTTTTTACCCATATCCCACGGTTTACGGGTAATTTTTCCCGTCAAAATACTCATGTATGTTATTTATCCACCAGATAAACATCTCCTGACCCAAGGTGTGCTTCATCAAATTTACTCTGGATGCAACTAACTGTACGTTTTCTCGTACGTAAGGGCCTTTAGGATTTATTCGGTCTATCGAGGCGTTGAATTCTTTTGGCTTCTTGTCGCCGTAGGTGCCGTCTCTCTGATGGGTCATGAGAACGCCAGAAAGAGCGCACTTGCCGTTTTGAGCATTCCAGAGATCTATTACTTCTTCGATAGTTAAGTCGTACTGGATGCCTTGTTTGAGACGCTGAGATCTTAACTGCGTGTTTAAGACCCGGATGTAGGATTCAGGAGTAGCCGAGGTTTTTTTTGATCGTTGCAGAGTCACGCAATGCCGACAGACGCCCCGTATCTGCCCTTCTTTAAAATGCTCAAATTGGGATAACGTTTTAACTTTGTTGCACGAAGTGCATAATCGCGAACCCTGCGAATCGGGCTTTACTTTAGTTTGTCTAGGCATAGGCAAAAAAAACCCGCGGGAGCCAATTCGTGGGAGTGCGCTCTACCGCGGGCTAACGTCCTTCTCAAGGGATACTACCCTTTTGAAGCTAATGCCTTAAACCAACGTTGTCAACTCCCCCTAGTGAAAAGGATCTTTAGGAAAACCTTCGTTGCGCGCCTCTTGTACAAAACTGGCAAGAGTCTTTAATAACATTTCCGGGTCTTCCAGATGCTCCGTAAGAAGATCTGCAATTTTTCTTATATCTTTCTTCCAAATCTCGCTAAATGATTTATTTAAAACGGGTTTTAATTCTGACATGTAATATTTCTCCTTATTTGAATACACATTAAATATGATATTAGAGATAAAATCAAGTTGTAACTCACATCATTTTCTTATATTATTTGTGTTTAACCAACCAACAGGAAAACCTAATGGAATTACATCACGCGGCAAAATATTCTTTTGAAATAGTCACGGCTGTCCGCTATGCTCGAAACGTAGAAAAACGCTCTGTTAAATGGATAGCAAAACATTATGACATCCCCATTGATACCATTAGAGATTGGTTGTATCGAGGTAGACGAGCCAACGATTGACGACGAAGCGCAGTTATTTTGCTGTTCACGTTGCGATAAACGGTTTTTAGCTTACGTGGAGGTAATAAACGGAGAAACCGACAAAATGCCGGTAGTTGAGCTAATGCTGTGTACCGATTGTGAAGAATCGTTGAATGAGGCTAATCGTTACCTTCTTTGGCTGGATTGGAACAATGCTGAGGATAAGATCCATTAGTCTTATCTTTTAGCTTTTTATACTCAAGAATAAAAGCAATAAGCTCTTCTATATCGGTATCCTCAAGCTCTACTGTTATTTTCATTCTTGTCCTTAATTTCTTCTCTAAGTTTAATCATTTCTGACCAAACCTTAGCTTTATCGACAGAAGACTTGGAAACGTTTTCAGATTCCATCTCTTTCTTTAATTTTAAGAGAGCCTCTTTCATACCCTCTTCTATCGAGCTACTCATCTTGTAAACTCCGGGCGGGGCCGACCTTCTTCTATGCGTTTGTTTTCCATTTCTTCTAAAAGGTATGCTTTGTCTTTCTGACTAAGGTTTTCCCCTACCCAGTAATCAAAGATAAGCCTAAGCTGCCCGCTAAGCGTGCGCCCCTCTACTTTAGAAACGATGTATAGCTGGTCATACACTTCACGCGGAAGCAAAACCGATTTCCATTTGTTAGTATCCAAAACCATTCTCCTAAACCTTTATGTATGAGATTATATAATACTACACAGTAATTTCAACAAATTCTCCCCAATTAGGGCCCATTTCTATGTCGCATTTGCTTGGAACAACCAGATCTACTGCGCTAGTCATGATCTCAGATAGTTTCGTAGCCTCTTCCTTGTCTTTAACGCTAAACGCCAGTTCGTCATGTACCTGAAGCATAGGCGTCTTACCTGCCCGGTAACAGTCCAGCATCGCTTGCTTGGTCATGTCGGCAGCACTTGCTTGGATAAGCCTGTTTAACGCCTTATAAGTAAAAGCTCTTTTGAGCCGGGTCGTTGGTCCGTAGGCCGCGGCGGCTTCTTCGTAAGGCATGGCCTTGTTCATCTCGAAGCTATCGGGCTCCCACAGATCAAACCGGCACTTACGCCCCTTAATACTTCGTATAGAGCCTGGAGAGCGTGGGTCTTCGAGGTGGCGCTGTATGCCTTGGGTCAGCCCTTTAACGAAAGGAACGCGGTTGTGGTATTTCTTAACTAGGGCCTTGGCCTCATCCAATGTAATGTCTAACTGAGCCGCTAGTTTCTGTGCTCCCATGCCGTACATCATCGCCAGGTTGATCACCTTCGCTTGTTTACGGGGAATGTCCGCCATCTCAGCTACCATGGTGTGAAAGTCCATGTCGGGGTTTTCGTTGTACGCTTTAACAAACTCTTCGACACCCGGCATGTTTAGCTTACGGTAGTCGCCGAACACTTTGGCATAATGGGTCAAGATGCGTGGTTCCTGCTGCGAGAAGTCTATTGCCGCCCACTGCTCACCTTCTTCCGGCAGAAACAGTTTGCGAATCAAAGGCCCGATAGTAGGATCACGGCTCGGAATTTGTTGCATGTTCGGGTTGTTCATCGAAATGCGGCCTGAGACTGTCCCGCCTTGATCAGAACGCACTTGATTGATATGACTGTGTATCCTACCGTCGCGCGCTACGTGTTTAATTAGCCCGTCGATGAAGCTGCCCTGGGTTTTATTTAAGTTACGCGCCCTGACTATAGACTGTGCCAGTTCGTGTGGGTGCTCGCTCAAGAAAGTTTTGGTAAAGCTCGGCGCTCCTTTTTCTGTCCGAGGGTAGCTTATGCCTACCTTGTCGAACGCTTTAGCGATGGATGCCGCGGCCCAGATTTCTACGTCAGAACCCGCAAGCCGTTTAATATCCCGTCGGGCTTCCTTTTCTTGCTTCATCAGATATTGTTTCGTTCGCTCGGCCTGGTCTACATCAAAACGTATACCCTTCTCTGTCATCTCGACTAAGCAAGGCAGCAAGTCTGTCTCAAGGTTCCATATGTCCCATAAGTCTTCTTTGTTAAGAAGATTCTTAAAGTGGTTCCACAACTCTAATGTAATCTCTGCATCAACCTCCGCGTAAGGGCCCACGTACATAGCGGGCAACTTCCACATTTCAGCCTTCGGATCTACGCCAAACTCAACAGCCGCAGCGGTCAGCGTCTGCTCAGACTTTGTCTTGCCCAGGTACTCGTAGCACAGTGCGTTAAGGCTGTAACTAAAACGGTTCTCGTCTAGCAGCGCAGCGGTCAACATCGTATCGATGACACGTCCCTTTACTTCAAAGCCCATAGCACGTATCCACCCAAGGTCGTATTGGGCGTTGTGCATTATCTTATCGCCTGGCGCTTCAAACACTTTCTTAAGCCATTTGTTTATTTGCCGGGCGTCCATATTGCCGCCGCCAAGATGGTTGACCGGGAAGTAACCTTTCCAACCGGGTATGGCTATAGCGTAACCCACTACCTCACCATTCTTAGTTGGCCAGCCTGGACCAAACGTTTTAAGGTCCGGGTCGCGTGTCTCGACGTCTATGGCTATTTCTTTTGCTTCTAAGACAGCGTCCGGAAAGGGATGCTCTGGCGGCAACCAATCGGACTGTGGCGGAAACATAGCCATCTGTAATTTGTTATTGGCCATTGGCGGCTCTCCAAGTTTTCTCTCTGAGTATCGCTTCTGAAAAATGTTGACACTTAGCGCAGTACCAGCCAAGTCTTTCGTTTTTCTGCACGTTTACTACGGCAGTTGCTTCCTTATCACCGCATGATAAGCAGGCGTTATAATACATAGGATCGAAGTCTTGTTTTTTCATAAAATGTAAGCTCTAGAGAAATCTTCGGGTTCAATAATAAAAAGGTTTTCCATGGTGCGAGTGACACCAACGTAAAATACGCGGTGCAGATCATCGCCGGGATTATCCATAGCGGCTCGAGTCAGGTCCGTGATAAGAACCACGTTCTCAGCTTCCCCGCCTTTTGTTCCGTGGATCGTGGACAGTCTAATGCGAGGCACGGCGTTAAACTTCTCGCCCCTGCGCAATAAAGCGGTTATATATATTGTGTCGTTAGCGGGTATTTTATCCAGAGCGTCAAACCAGGCCATGTCTTTTGGGGCTAACAATCCGTGGTTTTCTACTAACATTTCAAAAGAAAGCAGGTCATCGTCTTTACCCACTATTCTTTTTTTACCGCGCTTGATCCTTTCACCGTTGCTAGACATGTACTTATAAATTATACGAGCAGACTCTACGTGAATTAAACCACCCTTACGCACGCGCTCCCAACTGTTTACCGCAGTGGATAAACTATTAGAGATGCTTCGTGCGCCGTTACGCTCGAACAAATAACCCATAGACTTAAGGTCATAGGCTATATCCGTGAGCATATAGTTTGCCTGACCCATCACGAGCCACGAGCCCTGAGACATGTCTATAGCTCTTATGTCGGAGATTCGCTGGACGGTTCCTTGCTCTTCTCGGGGATTGTACTGTTTGGGGAAACGGTGATGGATACGGTTGACGATGGTTTCAGCGAGACGATGCACTGCCCCAGGGACGCGGTAGCTTTGACTGAGAACTTCGCTTCCTCCTGGGAGGTTGATGAAGTGGTCAACGTCTGCCCCAGCCCAGCGGTAGATGGCTTGATCGTCGTCACCTGCACAGTACATTCGTTCGGATTTTTTATCGATGGCATGAGCTATGTCCCATTGTAGTGGTGAAAGGTCTTGTGATTCGTCTAAGAAAGCCAGTTTAAAAGGCGGGCAGATACGATCGTAGTTTTCTACAAACAACTTCAGCATGTCCGTATAGTCTACCAGCCGGTTAGACGATTTGTAGGTTGAATAGCATTCGGACACGTACAAAACTTCATCCCAACTGTTAGGTATGTTGCTTGCGTTGTACTCTGTTCGAAGGTCTGTCTTTTTTAATCGAGCTAAGTTAATGATCGACAGAATAGGATGTTCCGTGATCCCTGATTTACCGTCTTCTACGTCTACATTTTTAATTGTGTTTAACTGAAACCCAATGCGTTCGCTGAGCTCTTGGAACTGTGGGCCACGCATTAAGTCTTTTTCTTTTAGGTTAAGCATCTTGTACGTCAGACTATGTAGAGTCCTAAAATAAAACAGGTCTGTGTCTGGGTCCAAGTCAAATCTTTTAGCGGCTCTTTCTTTTGCTTCGGCAGCGGCCTTACGAGTAAAAGCAAGAAACGCAATGTCCTGGGGATTGACCCCATTCGAAAGCGCCTGATCTACCATGTTCAATAGTTTAGTGGTCTTGCCTGTACCGGGTGGTCCAAAGATACGAAACATTAGAAAGGAGCCTCTTCTTGCCGGGTTTCTAAGTTAGGCGTCTTGATAGCTGACGAGTAACCCTGGAATGCAGGGATCGTCCACACGCGGGTAGCCTTGCCACTAATCTTAATAGAAACAGATTTACCGTCTATGTCACGCAGACGTTGAGCAATCTTATGCGACTTAAAGTCAAAGAAACGATTCTTGTGTAAGTACGCAGTAAAATCTTTTAAGCGGAAGTACGTGCGGTTCTCTTCTTCGTCCGTGTACGGACGGCGCAACAGCATCTCTTCTTTAGTTTCAGCCTTCTGCATGTCATTACAGAATTCTTCTAACAGGTCATAGAACTGACCAGAGATGCTAGCGTCTTGCGACACTTCTACAATGGAACCATCGGTATCGGACATTTCGGTCAATAACTGATTGATGCGAGATTCCCAAGATGCTTTTGGCGCGGACTTCGGCATGAAATTTAACTGCTCTACGCACGCACGCTGAAACGCAATCTGATTCATTAAGGCATCCGTGTCCAGCTCTAGCGGCTGACCGTTTACATCCATGAACCACACCGGTGGCGTTGAGTTGTACTTGCGTAGATTTGCGATGGTCGCACCCGACACTGCGGCTTCAATACCAAACTTCCGTGTTTTACACACGTCGGCATTGCAGTAATCACAGATCGGGGCGTCTTTGCACTTGTAAGCGTAGTCTTTCTTGCCTAGTTGCTTCGCTACAAGGTTGACCTCATTAAGAGGCAACGGAGGGTCCAGATACTTAGCGTTATGTATTAAGATCTCTGATTCCCAACTGTCCGGGTATGCCTTGCGTAGATAAACGCCGATGTTAAACAGGCCATTATTCCTGCCGCCTTCGCTTATCCTTTGCGTACATAAAGTCTGAAGGCACGGAGGGCCGTCCTTCACAATAATATTAGAGTCAGATTGATCTTCAATAGTAAGAGCCGAGACTTGCTCGGGTGTCTGTACATATTGATTATAGAGCTCAAAAAACTCTTCAAGGGTTGCCGATTGGCCGTTGTCTTTTATACCGTAACGCAAACCATCTTCAGCATCGTAGTAAGGCATATTCAAGAAGTTGCCCACGTCGCCACGTTCTAAAGATAGTTTTATCTGCTTCGGAAAAATCTCGCATCCGCCGTAGCCCAGGGCCGCAGCAATATGTTTAAGAGTCTCCTGCATTTCTTTGGCAGAAATCCATTCGCTCGTAAAAAGAAAACAATGCGCACCGCCGGACTTACTGCGACACACAACCATCGGCAGCTTCATCCTACGTATCTTTTGTATTAACTCTTTATGGTCTAGCGGGTATTGATCAACGTCGATACAGCCCCATTTGCAGCTATTATCTTCATTGATCGGAATGATTCCTATAGCATCACCCTTACCAGAGAGGTGTCCTTCCCACGTCTCCTGCGTCCTAGGGTTTTTAACTACACCGGCCTTGCCTTGCTGCTTCCCGTTGGGAGCAGCCCGGTCAATACGGTATGTTCCGTAAGCCAGCTTTAGGCCGTCAAATATCCCCGCAAATGTTTTTGCGTGTTCCATATTATTGTCTCGGGGAAAGGGGCGCATAGCGCCCCACGGTTACCACGGAATGTCGCTGCTGTTTGTTTCTTCGTTGTCATGCTTGACGTTGACTTCACCCTTCGCAATAGACTGAGCGAAAGTTTTAGCCGTTTTATAAACGTTAGCGTCTTTAATGGGTCCGTCTAACGAGACTTCCCAACCATGCCACGATCCTTTTGAGTTTTCTTCAGAGACAGTCTTAAGATGATAAACGTGCGAGAAACGTGGTGGAGTAAACGATCCGTTCGCACCAGTCATAACACGAGACTGAATCATTGAGTTCCATTTACGAGACTTTTTCATCTGCGTGCTCTTCATTGTAATCAAAGCAGTTTGCATGGTCTTGTCTTCGTTAACGATCACAACAAAGTGTTGATGTGTCTCTTCTAGGTAAGAGCCATTACCGCCTACTACGTATTCCCGGTTGTCATCTGAGCTGCGTTCTGTTTTAGGACGTTGCTCTTCAGGCGTAAAGATATTGACCGGAGCACCGGAGCCTGTTCCGCGTGGAGCCCATTCGATGTATCGTCGCTGATACACGCAAGGAATGACACGGCACCCTTCTTTACCTTTATAGATGTCACCGGTCACGGTGTTGTAGATGTCACCGGCTTTAGCGTTCTCAAGATCGTCAAGTGTTGGGTCCTGACGACTAAGTACTTTGAGGAACGGAAGGGCAAGATCTTCTTGTCCCATGTTTTCAAGGCCTAAGCCCTGGTCTTGCTCGAACATAGTAGGATCAAATTCAATTATTTCTGCTGCTTTCTTTTCTGCTACATCTTTAGTCATGATTATTTACCTTTTTTAATGTTTGCACGTTGACCAACGAAGGCCCCGAATAAGTCCATAGGAAACTCGTCACCAATCTCTACACGCTCTCTAACAAAAGCTTTAAGAGTAGAGGGGTGAACTTCCTCCTTTTGATCTGCATGAACGCCTTGTTCCGCAGCTACCTTTAAGAACTGCTCAGCCTGGGAATCTTCGCCGCGGCCGAACACGCAGGACACGGTGTTCTTAATGATGTCGTCAAAACCATTATCACGCAGCCAGCCAAAAGCCTGAGATCGATTATCGACCTTTATATGCGCGCCATAAGTGGGTTTGAGTTCGACCTTGCTTCCATCTTCTAACTCGAACTTAGTCAGGCCGATTTCATGGAGCAGGGCAGGGAGGTCTTCGTCGGTAAGCTTAAGAAGCTTTTTCTTTTCTTCTTTAAGCCTGTCTTCCAACTGTACAACCAATGCGTCTTGCGCAGTTACGGCACGAGCCATTTCTGCGACAGTTTGCAAGCCTTCTGTATTTATAGAGTCTAGCGCGGAAACATCGGCTTGATCTGCTTCCATCTCTTCGAACAGGTTTGTCATAGGTCTTCTCCTCGTGGTTAAAGTGCGTTTTAAGCACTTGAGGAACACACTATAATCATATAATATTAGATATGCAAGGAGATAATATGAAAAACTATAAATTTAAGACGAAGCCTTATGATCACCAGTTGGAGATCTGGGAAAAGTCCTGGTTCGAGCCGTACTACGCGTTGTTTGCGGAGATGGGCACCGGCAAAAGTAAGATTGCCATCGATACCATTGGCGCTTTATACCTGAACGGGGAGATAGATACGGCACTAATTCTGGCTCCCAAAGGTGTCTTTGACAACTGGGTCAAAGGAGAGTTCCCCACTCATTTGCCAGAAGGAATAGAATACAAGATTGTGCGCTGGCAGCCAAATTGGACTAAGAAGTATACCGCAGAAATTAAAGAAGTTGCGATACGAGGTGACTCTAAAGCGCTAAATATATTAGTAATGAACATAGAAGCACTCAGCACAGCTAAAGGCGCGGCTAGTGCCAAGAGGTTCCTGGAGCGTAACCCGGACAATATGACACTAATAGACGAGTCTACTACTATAAAGAACCGCCAAGCTCAGCGTACTAAGACCGTCCTAGATTTGACGCGAGTGTCAAAATTCCGTCGTATCTTAACCGGAAGTCCAATTACTAAATCGCCTATGGATTTGTATGCTCAGTGCGCTTTTCTGTCTCCAGAAGCCCTGGGATTCAAAAGTTTTTATGCTTTTCAAGGCCGCTACGCTGTAATCCAGCGCAGAAACATGGGCCACCGTAGCTTTCAGCACATTGTAGGCTATCGAAAGTTGGAAGAATTAAGTGAAAAGTTAGACAAATTCTCGGTCCGCGTGCTCAAAAGCGAATGCTTAGACTTACCCGACAAGGTTTACACCAAACGTGACGTACCTTTGACGCCGGAACAAACGAAAGTTTATAACGAGATGAAGGAACTGGCTTTAGCGCAGTTAGAAGACGGACAGTTATCCACAACTGCCAGTGTTTTGACTCAGATAATGCGCTTGCAGCAGATTACATGCGGTTTTTTACAACCGGATGACGGCCCTATCCAGGCGCTAAAGAACAACCGCATGCCTGAATTGATGAATGTAATCGAAGAAGCGCAAGGGAAAGTCATTATTTGGGCTACCTGGACGCATGACATCATAGAGATATCCACAGCTTTATCCACAGCCTATGGCGAAGACTCGGTGGCCGCGTACTACGGAGAAACACCGCAAGATGAGCGTCAGAAAATAGTTGATCGCTTCCAAGACCCCGATTCACCGCTCAGATTTTTCGTAGGACAACCTCGAACAGGTGGATACGGCATTACTTTGACTGCTGCGCACACGATGGTCTATTACTCAAACAGTTACGATTTAGAAATTAGATTGCAATCGGAAGACAGAGCGCACCGCATAGGTCAGACAAAGTCCGTTACGTACGTGGATTTGATTTCACCTGGGACGGTAGACGAAACAATCCTCACCGCACTGCGAAACAAAATCAACATTGCTTCGGCAGTGCTTGGCGAGGACGTTAAGGACTGGTTACGATAACGAGCCTATTCCCTGTCTGATAACACCGCTGGCAATGTCATTAGGGAACATAGCCGCGTAGCGTGCTCTTTGATTCGGGCTTGACGGTGCCGCTGGAGCGGGAGCGGGAGCCGCGGGCCGTGGGGCTTGTGCCACTGGAGGTGGTGTGGGCCTAGGCGCTGCCGCTTGTGGGGGCGGAGTTGCCGGTTGCGGGGGCGGAACTATGGTTGGCTGGACACGACGTGGGTTTGTCCTTTGCGGTACGATAGGCGCGGCCCCCGCTTCTTCGCGCTGAGCTTGTCTTTCTTCAGGAAGGGTACGACCGTAATAGTTACTACCAAACTCTCGGAAGCTCATTCCCGCGGGTACAAGGCCTCCACCTAATAAGAACGTATACATACGTTTTAGTTGGTCAGTCGGCAATTTAGTAAACACCCCCGGCTTGTAATCTTTAGTCATCTCTAAGATTTCACCCATGAGCCTTGGGTTTTTTAACATCTCGGTCATCAATTGCTGAGCAAGAATAGCGGGATTTTTAGTCACAACATCTCTCGCTACTCGAGCACCAAGAGCAGACGCAATCAAAGATCCCGAACCACCAACTATGCCTGCACGGGCAAGTAAACCGTAAAAGTTAGAAGCTATGCCCGCGCCAAACGCGCCAACGCCTGCTTCGGCTATTTGCATTTGAACGCGTTTTACTAACTCAGGGTTTGCAATGTTGCCCAATTCGTCACTTCTAGCCGAACTCATCGCTTGTTGTATTTTGTCCATCTCGTCCAAGACTTGAGTGATTTTAGCTAGATGTGCATCACCTCCGTCTAAAACACCGGTGTCTTTAAGTACATCCACCACGGTAGTTCGACGCCCAGGAACCATAGGAGTAAACAAATATTGGCGTAATTTATCGGGGCTAAAAGAATTTACACCGGTTTGTGGGTTTATTGGAGACCCGCCACCGGAATAAGCGTAGCCATGATTTAAAATTGTGTCTAAAAACCCTTGAATTACTTTGGGGTCTTCCGAACTAGCCACGGCTCTAGCTATCTTTGATAAATCTTGTATCGGATTAGCCCTAGTCATTGTCCGTTCGCCAGGCGTTCCAATGATGGCTTGAACAACTTCAATGGGGTTGTCGTAAACACCTCTAAACAAAGTTGTAAAAGCGTCCGAGCTTTCCAAAGATTTATTTAACAAGCTTTCTTCATTGCGGAAAGTTTCAAGCAAAGTTCTAGTCTTGGCAATGTCGCTTAAGTCCGCTTGTATCTCGGGGAAGTACTCCGTCAAAATCCTTTGAGTAACAGGGTCGTTGATAAAGTTATCAAAAGCCGCAGTAGTTTCTACTACGGTTTCGCCCGTGAGCTCCCCAAAAGAATCTCTTACTGGAACTTGGTTAAAGTAAGTACCCTCGTTAAGGATACCCCTAAGAACTTTTTGTTGAGCACTGCGAATGACGGGGACGTTCCCGTTATCAATTAGCTCTACTTCTTGTCCGGCTTCTATAAGGTTGTTGGCTTGTGCGAACTCATTAGTAGCTTCTAACGTGCCCATGTTTCGGTTGTTGTAAGACGTCAAAAAATTAGCAGCATCATCCATTTGTTGTAGACGAAGTAAAGTGGGGTTACCCATGCCTCTGAACAAAGTCATTCCCGCTAACTCAGGAGAGACGCCTGTACGCATTTCCCCTAAAAAAGCATTAGAGAAAACATTACTCGCTTCATCTCTGTATGCAAGATAGTTGTCAAAGTAACGTGAGAATTGACCGCCTCTTGTTTTCACATTACGGTGATTGCTTACCGCAGAAAGAGTGTTTTTAGCTCCGTTTTCAATATCCGTCAGAAGTTCTAACAACGGCTGATTACCTGACCTCAAAGCTTGTTTCTTAGATTGATCAATTGCATCTAAGAAATTTAAGAGCTCGTTGGTACTTACAGACTCTTCAATTACCTCTACATCCGGTGTAGATACGGTCATGCCGGGTAAGTCTAACTGTTCTTCCTTTGGAAGCTCCGGTACATCGCTTTTTTTGGCATATTTTTCGGGATCAACATACCTATCAAACTCTTTAAGCACAACATCCAAGCTAACTAAGTCTTTACCATAACTAAGTCTGGGCCGCTGGCCGCGAATACTCATTTGTTCGCCAATACGGTTGTACACGTCAACCAGGCCTTCACCCGCTAACTCTTCTGTATCAGGTATGGCTAAAGTTCCGGCAGGAACATCAATGTCTTTAGGAATAAGGTTTTTAAGTATGTTTCCCTGACGTTGTATGTCTCCGAAAACGCCGCCATTTCCGTCCTCTCCAAACATGGTATTGTACAAAACCCGCTGGGTGTCTAACGTCTCACCGCCTTCTAAAGCTTTGTTGACAGCGTTTTGGTAACGATCAAAGGCGTCTGTAAGCCGCTCGTTCATTAACCCGCGATAGTTTTGATCACGTAAGTCGGCAAACAAACCTAATGATTCTGGCGTATCCATTTCTATTAGATCGGCCAGGAACTGATTAAAGTTTCTTTGCGCTGTTTGGTGTCGCTGTTGTAATTCCGGAGAAGGGATGATTTCGTTAGGAACGCCCCTCTTAACTCTTTGAGCTTCTAATCCGGTGCTTTCCAATAAATAAAGAATTGGAACGCCTGTTTGCAAAGCGGCCGTTCTGTTAGAAAAATCAATTCCCGCCTCATCCAATAACGCAGTGTAATCGTTTCCGGCAAATTGACCATCCCCCGCCATAAGCATTGGAATCAGCTCATCGGGGTTTTCTCCAGCTTCTTCTAATATCTTACGTAACCGTACTCCCGCGTTAACCACGCGCTTTTCCGGAGACAGTCCTTCGACTATCCCTCTAAGGACGGGGACTTTATTAGATATCCCACGACCAATGAGACCAACCGGGTCTAAAAGCACCGCACCCGTTTCAGCCGCCAAATCTAACGCGGCGTTACCCACGCCTCTATCCCCGCGAGCGTATTCCTCTGTGGCCATGCCAATGCCCGCGGCGGTAACTATATCTCGACCTTCGGAAAGACCGTAGCTTAAAGGTTGGTTCCGTGCCGATTCAAACCCTTGCGTTAAAAACCTTTCTGCTCTAGCCGTACCTTCAGAAATAGGTTTAGAAAAAGGCATCCTACGCAAGTTCTCGCCAATAAAATTAGACCCTAGGCTTATTACAGAGTCTTTTGCTAACCAAGGAATACTTAAGCCCGGCACGCTGCCGCCGAAAATCTCCCCAGCTACGGCCGCACCCGATTTATCTGCATAAGGTAGCTCGGTCTCAGGAGCCATCATGCGACGATAAGAATCTGCGGCTAAGCCACCACCAATACCGCCCACAACAAAGCCAATCGGTCCTGCAACCATAGCGCCCGCCGTCGCACCCGGCATAGCCCCCGCCATAAACGTATTGGCAATAGCCGCCTGCTCTGCAAATTGCTGCGTAGGAGAAAGGTCGCGAACTTTGGCAAACGTAGACAGAATGTCCACGTCCGGAATGCCGGACTCTCTTAGGTTATCGTAGTAACCGGAAGGGAGACTTTGGTAATTACCGTCTTTATCCTGATACTTGTAAAGATTTTCTACAAGGTATCGAGCAATCTCAGGAGTTTCTAAACCCGCTCCACGGATCTTTTCGATATCCATTTCTACACGATTGTAATCTTGGACTATAGACTCGAAAGCAGCCGGTTTATCCGTGTCCGGAATAGTCAGAGCGTCCATGTAAGGCGTAGCTTGAACCGCAACGTCGTCAGAAATTGGCGCAGGGGCTTCTTCAATAGAAAAAGGTACTGTGTTTTCGGCCATGAGCTATTACCTAATTAGGGGCGTAGGGCACTGTTGTATTTTTACTGAAGATATCATCAAAGGTTGACGCTGGGGTGCTTTGACCACCCGGAGTTGAGCTTTGTAGTTGGATAACAATAGTGTTCAGGTCGTTTAACCTGTCTCCCAGTTCTCTTCGAATAAAATCATACTTTTGATAATCAGCCTGACTTAACGGCTGAGATAAGAAGCCTTCAACTCTTCTCAAGTCTGTCGTCATTTCACCCTCTAGGGCTTTGTATTTACCTAAAGCGTCAGTTTTTGTTGTGGTTGCTTCATTAATGTTAGGTAAAAGCGCTGTTAACACTTGGCGAGACTCATTAGACGCTCGACCCGGTCGTGCCGCAAGCATAGATTCCACTACTAACGTGTGGAATGCGGCCAAGCCTTGTTCCGCGTTTGCTTCATCCTGCTCGGGAGCAGCCGCGGAAGCTGCCTCTGAACCAAGAAGGCCCAACAAAGCAGGAGCGTACGTGTTAAAGGTACGATCAAGCTTAGCCCACGTGCCAAACATGCGCTCAATCGGATACTCCATTACGGCTTGTTGTATTCCGCTGGGTTCTGCACCCAAATCAGGAAGATTTACTGATTGTATTTCACCTAAGCTTAAAGGCTGAGACGATTCAAACAGTTGGTCGTATTCAACAGCAGAGACGCTAGAACCTTGCTGAGGTTGAGCGCCTGGTTGAGCGCCCGCGGGCCGTGCTCCGGGCTGCGGCTGAGGTGAACCCATTCCGCTAGGCATTTGAACCTGAACGCCCTTTTCCCTAGCTTCACGTATTGCTTCGACCCACTGGTCCGGCAAAGGCTGCCCAGGGACATTGCGGATAACTTCGACACCGTTTTGGAAGTCCCCCGTGGCTATTTCCTTAGGAGTAGTCATTTCGGTAATGGCTAAGTTAAGGCGCGTCAGGTTTGCATCGGATACTGAGCCGTCTTTGAGACTGTTCAAAAGGGTGTTGTCTGCGAAGACACCTCTAACGTCTGAAGGTGTCATTTGTAGATCTTCCGGTTTTGGAACCCCTAGGTCCATTTCCTGAGCACCCTGCGCCATAGCGTTGCGGTAGGCCGCAGCACCGGCCGGAGTGCTTAAATCATGAGTCTGTGTAGACCCGTCAGGAAGCTGAACACGCTTTATATCCGGACTTTCACCGGCGCCGCGCAACCCAGAAATTTTATCAGTAGGGACAAGAAAGCCTTGCACCACATCTCCAAGGGCCATAGCAGCAGCTCTGCTTTCGGGGTCTCTCATATCATACGGTTGGCTTAATATTTGACCGTCTTGGCTTATATACTGTTGTATGTCCACTTCGCGGCCTTCCAACTCTGCCTTTTTGTTCAATTCTAAAACTTTTAAATCATATTTTTGTTGATTTTCTATCTTTCTTAATCTAGATTCCTCTGCCATTTCAGCTTTCTTTGCCGCTGTTTTAGCCGCTTGCTCACGATCCGCGCCTACCCTGCCCGCAGCAGACTGTAGGGCCGCGCTGCGTGCACCTTGCTCACCTTTACGTAGTTCGGCTTGCTGTGCCGCGTAGGTGCCAGGGAGCGTTTGGAATACGTTAGCTAACTGCGAGGCGACGTTGCCCGTGCCACCTGCACCGCCAGCCATAGCTAGGCCGCGCTGCGCGATGTCAAAGAACAACTGACGTTTAGCCGCATCTCTATCTTGTTGAGTCGGAGCCATTATCTCTTGGAATGTAGCTAGGTCTTCGTTGTAGTAGTCCTTAAGAGAGCTTCCGCCCTCAGCGAACTTTCCCACAACACCGCCTTGCGCCATTCCCGCCGGTTGAGGTGCCTGGCGAGACATCATGATGTTGCCCAAGCCCTGACCCATGCGGTTAGGCTGCCCTGGCGCAGAGTCCATTGGCACTTTGCCTGCCACACCTGCCATAAGCTCACCAATACCACTTTCTGCCGCGCCTTTAGACGTCATCATCAAAGCGGGCTGAACCATAGTCAGGACACTAATCGGCGTAGATGTTGCATCTTGTGGACCAACATATTGAGCAAGCTCCTGATAACGCGCTTCAAGGGGCTTTTGATTGCCACGGAATGCGTTAATCATTTGCTCGGGCCCTTGAGCTTGGTCCAATTGCGCCATGGCTTTTTTTGAAACCATAGAAGCGATGCCTTCGGCGGTCGGCGCTCCGGTAGGGCGAGGAGCCGCCATAGGAGGAGCCGCGGGCCGTGGTGCAGCACCCGGCGCACCCATAGGAGCAGGGGCAGGTCGCATAGGAGGCATAGCGCCCGGAGAAGCCGCGGGCCGCATTCCTGCGGGGGGCGTGGGCATTGGAACTCGAGCTGCTCCACCTTGCTGCATAAATAAAGGCCGATTATATAAATTCATATTGATTCCTATCCTACGCCCGCTAGAGCGCCTAGTCCGGCAATGCCGTAGCCGATTGCTTGGCCAAGACCGCTTTGCTGTGGTGAGGTAGTTGTACCCATTGTGCTTTGGTTAGAGGGCACGCGACTAAGTACGTCGCTCAGATAACCGTAAGACTGGAACGGCAACTGCTGGCGCTCGACGTTAGTGTTTCGTTGAGCATCCAAAATCTGTTGCTCTAACAACTGCTCTTGACCACCAAAACCAGCCAAGGCGGATACATCGCCACGCATCAAGTTAGTGGCAGTAGTACCCAGGTTTGCTTCCTGTTGACCAAGAGTAGCAATGCCGCTTCCGATATTGCCCAACAGCTCTGCGTCGCGCTGTGCCAATTGACCGAAAGTGTTGCCTAAATTGCCCAGGTATTGACCCCCTTGTAACGCCCTACGTTGTTGGTTTTCTTGGGCTTGGGAGGCGGCGTTTAGTGCTTGCGTGTAACCCGTCTGGCGCAATTCGCCTAATGCACGAAGCTCTTCTCGATTTAAATTACGAATGGCTTCCTGTTCAGTTACCGCGGCCCTAGAACCTCCATACGCTCCGGCGTTAACAGCTTGTGACGCCTGTCCTATTTCTTCCAGACGACGAGCCCGATCAAAATCATCCTGGACTTGACTTACAACTGTATCCTCGTAAGGATTAAAAAACGCGCTAATACCAGAGCTGGGGTCGGCTAACGTGCCTGGAGTAAAAGCCTCCATTCCGCCTTGGAGGGCTTTAGAACCGGCTTCTTGGTATAGGTACGGATCTTCTCTCGTCTCGTCTGCTAACAGAGCGGCTTGCTCATACATCCCGCTTCCGCGTTGGATGCCTCCTAGTCCACCTTGTATATACGGCATATAACTGCCAAGGTTTGCTTGAAGCAAATTGCGAGCTTGCGTTTGCTCAGGAGCAAACCCTGCTACTTGATAAGTAGGGGCATAAGCCGGGCCTATGGGTAACCCGGTTTCCGGGTCGGTTATTGCCCTAGAACCCATAATGGGATTACCGGCGTCGTCTTTTACGCCGGTGTCGTATTGCTCAAAGCCCATTTGCTGATTAACAAGATCAAACGTAGACTCAAACAGGCCCCGTTTGTAGGCCTCGGTATACGGGTCTTCTCTTACTATGGATTCGGTAGTGGTAACCATGGTTACGCCATCCTCGATTCTAAGCCGTTCATCATTTGATACATGTTACGAATGCCTTGTTCGCGGCTGCCGTTACCCATGCCTTCAACTGCTTTGGCGGTCATTACAAATTCACCATCAGAAAGCATGGCCGGTATATCATCTGAAGTTCCCGTTCCGGGCCCGGATATACCGCCGTTTCGTCGAGGGAAAGCAGAAGGGTCTATATCACCGCCTTTAGCATAACCTCGAGCAATGGCGGGTACGCCTATACGATATCTGCCGGGGTTTTGAGTCAGAAGGTCTTGGCCCGTAATGCCACCAAACTGCTGTACTTGCTGCTGCTCAACCGGGTCAAACGCGCCTGCGGCATATAAACCCGCAATGCCCGCACCCATTAAAGGGCCGTATTTACGCAGCATGTCGGGATTGCCCGAGGCGTCCGGCATAAACGCTTGTTTAAGCGCGGCCATGCGTCCACCGTCCCCGCTGACTACATCACCCATAGATTCTAAGAAACCACGGTTGTCCGTTATCGGAGAAAGTTTTGAAACACTTAAATTTTGAGGAGCTTGCGCTGCTTGCGCGGGTTGCGCGGCCGCGCTAGTCGCCCCGTAAGTTTGCGTTGCACCCCCTGTTTTCTCCGCTTTCATCCCAGGAATGTTTATTAGCGAAGCGTTAGCGCCACCCGAAGCAACGTCTTTAACTCCGCCAGAAACCTGTGCCGCGGGCCCCGCAGCGGGTTGCTTGTTCTTAAAGATATCTAAAGGAGACCCGCCACTTAAAAGCGCCGAGCCTACATTTAGGGCCGCTTGACCTTTAAAAGCGTCTTCAAAGTCTACGTCTGTGATTAAAGACGTGATACCGGCCTGGACCGCTGTATTTAAAGTGCCTTTAAGAAATTTTGCTAAAAGCTCTTCCATTTTTAGAGTGCTCCTTCCATTAGAATAGGAAAGTTATTCGATATGGTATCACCAGACATCACGTAATTACCACTGATACAGACCCTAACACACCTAACCCTGATACTCCTGCCGGATTAGGTGAATTAGCTAAAGTTATCTTTAAAAAACCGTCTTTTTCGTATACGGCACCGACTTCCAAACCCGAATCATTACCCTGTTGTAAATTAGTTAAGGTAAGGTCGGTAGCCCGCACGTCGCCAGGGTTTTGAATCTGACGGATCAATGTCTCATACGCTTCCTGAATAGCCGCAATCGTGTCTTGTTGATACTCAGTTGGTGGGTTTGGAAAATAGACCCGAGTAAGACGTCTAGAGGACATTACCTTCTCCCGTCTGGCCTAATATCTACTCTAGGCGTACCCAGCCGCCACTGCGTATCAGTCTTATCCGACTCAATCTTTAACGCAAAGGACCGACCTCGTAGCCGTATAAACGTCTGCTCAGTAAATTGTTCCACCGGCGTAGTGGCTGTCTGCACCACGTTAGAGTTATCACTCTGTAAATAAGCTCCGCCAGGGAAGTTACGGGCCTGCAACGTAAAAGTAGCGTTAGGCGCGTCGGATATAGAGTTTTCAAAGGTCAGATCAGGGATAAGCTTGCTCAAGAACACAAAGTTGTTGCCTTCGCCTATGCTCATCTGACTGCTTTCAATGTAGCTTGTAATAGCGCTAGGCGGGTTAGTGCTGCCGTCGTTCTGACCCGTTTCGTGGTTATACAAGTAACCGTCTGTAGACGCCGCAATCGGAGCGTTAAATAATCCCCTGTCGTGCCACGCGGTGCGCGTCAGAGTGCCCACGGCCCACGTGTTCTCTAAATAATTAAAGACCACGTAGCGATCGTTCTCGTTAGAATTTGCAGACGGGTAGAACCACCAAACTTCTGAGAAAGTGCTGTTAAGCGCGCAAACCGTCAGCTCTATTTGAGAGTTGTTAATATCGTCAAAGATATAGGCTCTAACCGGGCATGGAATCTTTTGCGTCTGGCCGGTGTAGACGTAGAAGTCACCGATTCCCATCCAAAAAACCTTATCATCTACCGCAGTAACCGCCGAAGGGCCGACTATGGTGATGTTTTCCGCAACTTGGGCTAGACCAAAAGTAAACGGCGGACCTAGAAACTGCATTGAATGTAGCGATATGTCGGTAAAAACAAGAATTTGGTTACGTGTTTCAACCGCAACAATAATTTCTGACCCAGAACCTACTCGAAGATCGCCTGCTGTATTGGTTACTTGAGTATCCCACGTGGTCAGAGACTCCTGTGACGAAAAACGTATTAACAGGGGGTCTTGAACGCCAATGTTATCCTCAGCATCGCAACCAAACACTACTACGTGACGATCGTTGTCGCTAACCAAGACCTGCTTGGCAACCGTAGGCGTGCCAGGATCTGCGCCAAAAAGGTCTTTCAAAGCCACTGCCCTGTCTACGACATAGTCGCTGCTGCTCGTATCCCAATAAAAAATACCGCCGTCACGGGCGTTAAACAGGAGGTCTTCACCAAAATTGTCTATGCCCCACAGACGCACGTTGTTTACGGTCGTCAAAGTAGCCGACGAGCCCCAAGTGCCGCGGGACCAAACGCCAGAGCCCCAGCCCGTTCCGGTAACCACCACGCCAAGGCCGGAGTTGATTTGATAAGTGCCTACTACCGCCGCACCTCCATTACCTGTGTCTGATCCGTTGGCCGCGACCAAGGTAGGATTAAGCACGCCGTCATCAGTAATAGACGCAATGGTGGAAACCGTACGAGCTTGAATGGTGTAGTTGTTCTCGTCCACGACGCTGATTTGATATTCTTGATTTAAAACAGCCGCTGTAATAACCCCGCCAAGAGTAGCCGCCCCACTAAAGGTAACAAAATCGCCCGTAGCCGCACCGTGGTTAGTGTCGGCAACGGCAATAGTAGAGGAGGTGTTGGTCGCGCCAAAAGTCACGTCGCCCGCGGCGGTGGTAGCCCGGATAGGGGTAATGTCGTAGTAGAAGCCGCCTTCGTTAATATAGAACTTAAACCGCGTGCCCACGGCCATGAGCAAAGAGCCTTGCAGAGTTACGTACGAATGAAGGGCGCGGCAGGGCGCAAGAAAGCTATAGTCAGACTGTCGAGTCCAACCGCCTATTTTCTCAGGGAATCCAAACCGGAAACGGATCTTATCAGAGTCCGACCAACCGCCTTCGTTAGAGTAGGAAGTGTTTTCTTTGTTAACGCCGGGTCTGAATTGTAATTTCGCTAAGGGCATTCGCTAACCTCATCATAGGTATTCACCAGTCGCTATCATAGATGCGAGCTCATGTGCGCGGCCTTTTACGTCTCGACTCCACTTTGAATCGAGAAATTCCTTTGCTGCGAGGGTATAATCTGCCACTTCCATGGCAGCTAATGCGCGTCTGAAACCACGGAGTCGAGTGGCACCAAGGTTAAAACTGATGTCTATAATAGCATCTTTTCGGACATCATCAAGGTCGGTAAACCACGGATATTCCAAAGAAAGCTCTTTGATTACTCGCGCTATGTCGTTCTCAAGCAGGTAATCGACTTCATCTTCTGACAGTCCTAAACCGGACTTAGATATATTCCTGCCCACACCAATGGTTTCGTATCCAGCAGAACACAAATAAACGTGAGATCTCACGCCCTCATGGCGTTTGAGCATTTCTAGTAGTTTTTCGGTCATAGCTGTTTCAACAATAATATCAGTTGCGCAAAGTCGTATAGGCTAGTCAGCACTTTTGATTACGCCGTCAGCGGCGTTTTCCTCGACTTCTTCTTCAGCTACTATGTCATCAATCGTGTCACAAACATCTTCTACTACAGCACCTGTAGTCATTGTAAGCGCGCCACGGCCTACTGCTCGAATGCCTTTGTACATACCAGAACAGTAAATCTCTTTGTTTTGGATAACTTGCTCTACAGAGGCGCACGACGCCATAAGCAG